GCATCTCCTGAAGAGAACTTATGTGCTCTTCCAGTAACGATACCAATACCATAACCAGCTCTTACTCCAAAGTTCCAATCATCTGTTGAAAACTCTTCACCAGCATTTAAGTCTGATGGAGCTTTTAGATGTGGTTCTTCCCAAATACCTACGTGTGCATCTGAAATCATTGAAGAAGAAATACCCCAATATCTCCTTTTGGTATTATCTACTTGACCAGAAGCTGTTGTAGGAACTAAAGGAAGTTTAACGTGTTTATACTTTGCTTTATAAACATTTGTTACTCCTGAGTTAGCAAAATCTGGAGCCGCAACTGAATTTAAATATTCAAGTGCAGTGTTACAAGTAACTGGATCATCAGTTGTCCAAAGAATATCAAATGTTGCGGTAATTTTTTCACCGAAATTATTTAATGTTTCTTCAGTTACTAATCTTTCCATTCCTTCTAATGCTCCTTTTGAAAGCTGTGGATTTCCAGCTAATCTATTTCTGTATGTAGTAGATGTTCCTCTTAACAAGTGAGCTGTTGACCATAAAGCCAATCCATCTCCACAAGTAATCTCTACTGTTGCTCCATTTTTATCAGTATAAGTAGCTGCTGTACCAAATCCTAATCTATGTTGTAAATCCAATTCTAACCTGTTTGCTGGCAATTCTGCCAAATTTGTAAGTCTCCTTACAACATCAGGATAGTTATTGAATCTCCTCATTTCATAGGTGATACCAATATCTTTTGCAATTCTCTTTACTGAAACTAATTTGTTGTAACCAAGTTGAACTTTAGCTCTTCCTGCTTGATCTCCTTGTCCTTTATTATCAGCATAAAGCTCTAAATCAATTTCTTGGTAATCACGTGTTTCTCCAGAATTATCTGGGATACTTTCTACCACGAATATTCCTGATGTTTTAGCAACAGCTGGAATAGTTTTTTTTGCGGCTTCGAATATCACACCAGCTAATCTTGTAAAAACTGATAGTGAAACTGTATTAAGTTCCATGTTGATTTGTTTTTATGAGATTTTATAATTGCTTTTTTATGTTTGTTGCTTAATTTATGTCCTTTTGCATTTTTATTTCCTTTCATCCTTTCACTTAATTTTTCTTTCCATTCTTTTGAATATTTATTTTTTACTTTCATTTAACTACTAATTATTTTTGTTTAACTGTAATTTTATCCTCGGCAATTTATATCTTCCAACCCGATTAAATGATAATTAACTAAATAATGTTACTTATAATTCCCTAATTTAAATATCTTTCTTTCTCTTACTGTCTTTCGTTATCTAAATTATATTTTAATTCTGGAAATCTAGCTTTAGGTTTTATATGATCAACTTCCATAATTTCTGGCTCTCTTAATCCACAAATTTGACAAGTATAATCATCTCTAATCTTTGCAATCGTATTAGTAGTATATTTTGATTTTCCACTTTTCCAATTTGGATTATCTTTTCCTGTCCAATGTCCTTTTAAAGAATTTGATATCTTACTTCTTGTCTGCTTAGAATGTTTTTTGCCTAGGTTAACTTGTCTTAATTTTTCTCTAAATTTTTGACTTCTTTTATAACCTTTCTTTGGCATAAGTAATATTATTTAGTTAATTACCTTGTACGGGATCCACTGTTAGAGTTAAAATTAACTAAGAACTTTTAATTAATTATATTATCTGCTTGTATCTAATGAATCGAATGTATTGACCCAAGCTTGCACCTCTAATTTTAGAAGCTGATACTCTTCCTGTGATAAAGACTTGTGGGCAACCAGTATCTGAAATATCGACTCTCATTCCACAAGAGTCTCCAGCATTTACTGATGCTCCACCAGCTGTATCAACAGCACAATATCTTCCGACATCTGAATCAGCCGCTCCTGCGTCTGAATCAACATCGATTTCCCATTCAACTGCATTTTCTACAGGTACTTCGACAGGCATTAAAGCTGAATCTCCTTCTGTAAGAGTATCATTCCTTCGAGCAACTCCTACAACTCTATCTGTGGAGTCATTCCTTACAGGAACAATTGTTCCAGAATCAGTAATAGAAACTAAGCTTCCATCTCTGACTTCTCGAACTGTGTCAGCTTTAAAATACATTATTTTTGTTTTTCCTTTATATCTTTTAAACATTTTAGTATTTTTTAATAATATTGATTTAGTTTTTTATTAACGAAAGAGTATTCTTTCTCTCCGATAAAAAACAAAAAGCCAGCACTTTTTTTAGTGTGGCTTCTGTTCTTCAGTTTGCCTAAAACTTAGCCGTTGACGAGGCAATCCGATGATTAATTTATTATATTATACTTTCTAGAAATAAGTCAACCCCCTCTCCTATTTGCTTGTATCTAAATCAATAAATTCCACGATTTGTTGTCTATTGTTATTTTTTTTTCCATAAGTTTTGTGAAACAATTTATGACATTCCCTACAAAGAGTAATTCCATTATCTCTGGCAAATCTTAAATTAACATAATTAGAGAAATTCAAGATGTGATGAGATACCAATTTACTAATTCTTTTTTCTTTACATTTCTGACAATGATTGCAATCTCTATTAAAGACAGAATTTGACCATAGTTTATATTCCAATGAACCACGGATTGCATTATTTACCGGAGTAATTCCCCCTTTCCAATTTGGATGTTTTTCTTTTGATTGTTTTCCTCTTCTTAATAATCTCCATTTGTTCCTAGTTTCTTCCGAATGTTTTTTCCTGTAAAATGGGTTTTTATTTCCCTTTTTACTTTCGCTCATTTTTTTTCTTGTTTCTTTTGAAAGTTTCTTTCCTAACATCCATTTGCCTGATCCATTTTTCTTATGGGATTCACTCATTTTCTGACGAGTATTATTGTTTGGAATATAAGTAACCAATCCTGAATGAGATTGGCTTATCTTCTTTTTAGTTTTATCAGATATTCTATGTCCTAAGAGTCCATTAGAAATAGCCTGTTTATGTATAATTGTCCTTTTATATACTCCTGTTGGCATTAAATAATTATATTATAATTTCCCCTTTGTATCAAGATCGGAAAATTCAGTAACTCTTTTTAAGCGATATGGAAGCCCCTCTCTAACTAAGATGACAATTTCTCCAAAACGGAAATTATTCCTTAGCTGGCGTATAAGTTGCATTTCGTAAGGATGTAATTCTATTATTATATCAGTATCATATGAATTTGTAGTACTAGGTTTATTGTTTAAATCCATTTTTATTTATCTTTTAAGATACGATCAATAGTCATATAGTCTACTTCATCTAATGACTTTGGTTTTGGCATATATTTACTTACTAATTTCAATAATGCCTGATCTGCATTGTATTGAAGTGATTGATTTAATAACACAGAAAAATATGGTAACTCTCCTGTTGTTACACCCCAATCTCTTAACACCGCTAAAACTATTTTTAATACCGAAGCTAATCTTTTATCTCTTAATTGTGTTGCATCACTTTTTTCTTTTGATGCTATTTTATCAAACATCATTTTAGAAAAATGTTGGACACTTTTATCTTCAAAAGTAACTTCCACAATTGGATTTCCTGAAATTGTTTTTTCTTCTGTTTCTTTTGACTCTTTTATTTTTTTATCTCCAATGTACATAATATTATTTTTTTAGTTAACAAATCTACTATCTAAAGAAACTGTTCTACCATCAGGTAAAAGAACTTCAAATGTTTGATTACCATCCCAAGTTTCTTTTCTTCCAATTACTTGTGCTTCAATTCTTTCTGAATATCTTGCATTTGAAAAGTTTACATATCCATCTATTATCATACTATTAATCTGACCTTCTTTATTAAGAAACTTTACTTCATATTGTTGAATTTCTCCTACTGTTCTTCCTGTTGTTGGATTTTTGACTAATTCATCTTTAAGAGTTCTCCATCCAATAATAACTCCACCATTATAAACAGATAATTTAACTTTTAATGCTTTTTTATCTTGAGTTTTACGATTCTCATAATTAAAAACTCTTCCTTTATCTGCTACATCATAAAGCATTTTAAGTTGATCTTGAACTCTTTGCCAATCTGATTCTTTGATTTGAATAGTCTTTTCTTCTTCTTCTTTAATTTCTACTGTTGTTTTTTCTTCAGTAGTTTTTATTTCTTCTTCTGGAGAATTTTCTTTTAACAATTTTCTAAGATCTTGCATTGTTGTATTCTCATCAAATTGGACTCCTTTTGTTTTTAATTCTTCTTGTATATCTTTTTTTGTAAGCATGGTTATTTATTTAATTATTTTTTATCTTCTTGCAATTTAACATTACCAGCTTGTGATAACTTATTTAAAAGTTCTTGCTCTTCCGATGAAAACTTTTCTTCTGACTTTGATTGAATTTTAGCTCCAGCTGAACCTGAAGAAAATACACTATTATCAAAAGATTCTTTTGTTCCTCCAGTGGCTAATACAAAAGCATCATTTAGTTTTTTACTTAATTCTACTTTTGTTGATGCTGTATCAGCTAACCTTTTGTATTGCAATTCGACTTTTTCTTTTAATTCTTTATCATTACCAACTAATTTTTCTAAAGTGTCATTGTAATGATCTTTCATTACTCCTTCTAATATCTCTTTTTTAACTGTATTAATCTTTTCATCAATTGAAACTTTTAAATCTTTTGCTTCCTTTTCTTTCTCTGATATTTTATTTCGCATATTAGCAAAATTCATATCTTTATCCTTAAATCCTTCTAATTCTTGTTTTGCTTTCTCAAGCTCTTCTTCAAGTTTAGTTAATTCATCTGATTTATCAGGATTCTCTTCTTTGTATTGATTAATAGCTTCTTCTTTTTGAGCTTCTAATTCTTCTTGAGTGAATACTTCTTTTTCTTCACCGTCAACTATAATTGTTTGTGGCATAATTTTTTTATTTTGGCTTTTAATTATTTTAATTTACATACTTTAACGTTAGTACGAGACGATAATTAAACTATTATTAGCCGACCTTTACTATATTTCTTATAATAGGATCTAAATAAAATTCTAAAATATATGTTCCTAAAATCATCATTGATATCATTAAGAACACTATTAAAAATCCTATTATAATTTCTGTTATTTTTTTCATATTTCTGATATTGGATTACTTTTATCAAATTTTTTCTCTTCTTTTTTATCTTTTGAATTAGCTTCATGCTCTATTGAAGCTTTTCTCCATTTTTCCAATAATAAGTCCATTCCATTAAATGTTCCTCTTCCAAATACTACTTGATTCCAGTCTTGTGCATTATTATTAACAAACATTAGTTGCTCATACAATAATTCCTTTATGTCCTTCTCTATCCTTGGGAAGACAGCGAAGATTGCTGAACAATAAGCCATTCTATCAGCTTCTGATAACTCTTTCTTGTCCTGATCAATATCTGACAAATCAATAGAACACAACATATGACGAATAGCTTTTAAACTTAAATCTTCTTTTTTTGGCATATTTTATAATCCTGTTTTTAATTCTCTATTTATTTCTTGTCCTCCAGCTTTTTCTGGTGTTGGTAAATTAACTCTAGGAGATACTGTTCCTCCTTGCTCTGCTTGTTGTGCTTGATTAGCTTGTAATTCTTGAGTTAATTGTTCTGGGCTTTGTCCAAATAACTTCTGAGGATTTTCTTCCCAAACTGATGCGGCTTTTTCTTTCACATATTCCATATTAGGACCTAATGGTAATATATCTTGCATAAATGCTCTGAATAGTAATTTACTTACTTCTGAAGTTTTTCTTTCTTTTGGTTTAATTACTATCTGCCATATTAACTTTGCACTAGTAACTTCTTCTCTATTAAGAAAAATTAATCTAACAGGTACTCCATATTCTTCTTTTAATTGATCTTCTGTTTGCATTATAGCTTGTGGAGAAGGAACTTTTTCTGTAGGAATAACTATTCTTTTTCCTATTCCTTCATCTTCAATCATTTTTTCTGTAGTTACCTTTCTATATCTTGTTCTTAGAATATCTTTTGCTTTATCCACAACCTCATCTTTTTCATCAAACCAATGAGCTAATATGTTTTGTAATCTTAACCATTCTAATTTCCATTCTAGCATTGAAGCCGCAGTAATTGTTAAGCCTAACATCATTTTAGCTTGTCTTTGTAATTCTATTACTTCTGTTGCTGTAGGATTTCCACTTGTTTGTTGTCCTTGAAATGTAGGAGAAACTGTTTCTGCATCAACAGATCTCTGAATTTCCTTTATCATATTTAATTCAGAAGTAGTTACTCCTTGTGCTTCTCTTTCATTAACAGGAATTAATGTATTAGGAGATATTCCATGAGTAATTTTACCAGGCATAAAAATCCTATTACTTACTATTCTTCCTGACACATTAAGATAAGGTGGCATAAAAGACTTTTGATTCTTTAATATTGCTAACTTCATCGTTTCGTCTAATAATGCGGCTTTATTCTTTGTCCTCGCTACTAATGATTTTCCATAAGCAAACTTAGCATGTATTGGTTCTAGATTTTGTTGTGCTATATTATAATCTTCATAATTCCAAGGAAATGGCATTCCTACAGGAGTCATTAATATTCCATTTAACATTAAAGCAAATTCATTATTCCATTTATCTTGATATCTTATAATCTCAACATATCCTTCTTTAATTTGTAATAAAGTCCAATCTTTATTAAATAATTGTGTTCTTTCTGTTGATTTTTCTATTTTCCTTGGTACCATATCCCATCTCTCCCATTTTCCAAATATTCTCTTTGCTTCTTCATAAGGTTTTATATCTACTGTGAATATAAATGGTTGATCTTGTATATTGTATTTTGTTATATCTCCTAAATAAACATTCGGTCCAGGAATAATGTTTCTAGTTGGTCTTGCATAAGCTTTTTTAATTGCCTTTTCAAAATCAAATCCTTCTACTTTTCCTGTGAACTTTTTACCATTCTTTTCTTTTTTTACTACTTTTGTTTTTTCACACCATTCTTCTTCAACAAACACTGTTCCTTGCTTTAATAATTCATATTGTCTTAATATTTTCTTTTCATCATCTTCATCTAATTCATTTGTTTTAAGTATAATATCTTCCATTCCATCTCCTACTGCTTGAACTTCAAATCCTTCTTGACTAAAAGCTGAAAGATCTCCTCTTAAATCTAAATTTACAATAGGAGAAAGCAAAGCCATTAACTTTTGTCTTATAACGCCAGATTGAAAATTACTATCTTCTTTATTTTTCTTAGGTTGAATAAAAGTATTAGCTAATCTTTCATTTGACTCATAATAAGTAATATAATCCATTCCATCTAGTTCTTCATGATCTTGATCTCTCATTGCTCTTGCATTTTCTAATCTTGTTCTTAAACCTGCAATATACTTTGTTTCTTCTTCTGTATAATCTGGTTTATCTATTTGTATTTGCTCTGTTTGAAGAACAGGACTCTTTATATCCTCTTCTTTTTTGTTTTCTTTTTTCATATTTTTTTATTTAATTTTAAAATTGATTAAAAGGCGAATATATATCAAACTCTTTTTTACTGTCTTCTTCATCTTTAATTATACCTGCCGTTCCAGGCATTGCCAGACTTCTTAACTGCCATGCTATTGCTAATGCTATTAATCTATCATAATGTCCTATTGTTTCATCAGCTTCATCCATTCTTACTAAATTTAAATCTGTGCTTGGCATTGATATTATTTCTTGTTTTAAATTAGCATCTGATATTTCTATTAGTCCTTCATGTATTGCTGTTCTAATATCATGCATCATTTTTGGCTTTGAAGCTAAATTAGTATGCCATCCTAATTTATCATGCTCATCTTTATAAATATTAAAATATATTTCTTTTAATACTGTCAATGTTGCGAATCCATGATTATTTCTTTCTACTCCAGCTGTGCAATTTCCAAATCTCATTCCACCATTTTTTATTTCATAAGCAAACAAATCAGGTGGTATTTCATTATTTGCATATACTGCTACTACTTTTGGTTTCTGTATCTTTGTTCCATTTATTTCTAAATTATAATCTAAATCTAATATTACTATTGTTGAATTATGTCTTTTTACTCCTTCAGAAACATCAGCACCTAATATATAACGATGTCCTGGCTTAAAATCTCCATAATAATTCCAAGTTCCTTGTGTTATAGGGACTTCTACTTTTAAATTAGCTGATATTGTCACATCAAAGAATCTATCTCCTGAACTTAAAAATGCTTCTGCTGGAGTTTCTGGATATTCTTGAGGGATCATTCTTTTATCTGTAAACTCTGATTTTATAATTTCAAATTGTTCCTCTGTATAAAATTCTCTCCATCCATAAAATCTTGGTTTATATCTTGATTGTTTTGCTTCAGCTAATTGCCAAGTCTTAGCATAATGATTAACATCTCCATTAGCTGTTGATTCCATAAATATCCAGCCGGACTCTTTATCCATTTGGTTTGCTGTTCCTTCTATAATTTCTTTTGCTCTTAATTCTTTCTTATCAGGATAAAATGCGGCTTCAGAAAATAATAATTTTTGAACTGTTCCTCCTCTCCCTCCAACTCTTGCTGATGCTGTTCCACAATAAAAATGTGCTTTATTATGTCTTAATTGAAATTCTACACTATCAACAGAAAATACTTTCTTTGCTACTTCTTCTAAAATATTAGGATCTTTTTGTATATCTTCTACACTATAACCTATTTTTCTTGCTGATGTTGTTAATATAAAATTTCTATATCTTTTTCTAAATGTTTGTGTTGCGTCATCTTTGAAAGAAATAACTAATGTTTCTGTAGGATTTTCTGACATTAAATCATCAACTGCAAATAAAGCTAATACTAAACTAGTAAATCCTTCTTTTCTAGCTTTTAATATTATTTCTCTAATAGGATTAGTTATTCCTCTTTTCTCTATATCATAATCTCTTACTAATTCATTATAATATTTAATTTGTACTGGCCTAAATTTAAAAGGTACTAGTTGTCCTGTTTTTGAATCATCTATTAGAAACCATCTTTCTATATAGTCTTTGTACTTCATTGAAGATCTTCATCTTTAAAATTTATTTGAACTGGAACTACTACATTTCCTTTTTCTTGACCAAATCTTTTTTTATCTAATCTTTCAGCAACAAATTTAGTAGTGTCAAATTTAATTCTCATTTTTCCTACATTATCTTCTTTTACTCTTTGTTTAGTTAATGGGTCAATTACAGGCCCAAAAGCTCCTATTTTTTCTTCTTTACAATCTAAGTCTAAAAACTCTTCTAAATTTTCAACTGCCTTTTTTACCATCCTTTCACTTGTCATATTTTTCTGTAACCATTCAGGCATAAGGTCTGTTATATTTCTAGCATAAGTTTCTTTAAATCCTGCTTTCAATGCTGACTTATATGCATTCCCATATGTTTTTGATTTAGGATCTAAATAAACTTTCAAAAATATCATTTGCTGAGGAGTTAATGCTCCCGCTTCAGATTTTTTTAATTGTCTTTTTTGTCCTCTTGGCATAAATCTCTTTATTTAGCTTTCTTTTCACTTAACTCTATTAATTTACTATTTTCTAAAATACAATGTCCTCCTATTTTTTTAATTATTGGTTCTAATACTGGACGAATAAATTCTTTATGTCCTAATTTATCATATCCTTCATTATAAGTAATATTTGGTAATGTGTATACTTCAGCGTAATTTAATTTATTTTTATCACAATAATCTTTTACTCTATGAGCAAACTCAATACAAGCTCTATAATACTCAGTATCAAAAAGTTTTAATGCTTCTGTTGTTTCTTGATCATCAAATAACATTACTTTAATTCCTTTCTTTCTAAATATATCAGCTACTTCTGATGATTGATCTCCTCCAAGAAATTTAACAAAAGTTCTTATTCCTTCTTCTAATTCTGGGTGTATTCCTCTTATTGGAGAATGAATAGCTCCACAAGCTCTACTTGTCCCTACAGGAACTGTTGAATGTATAATTGTATATTTTGGATTAAATAGTTTTTGATATCTATCTACTTCGTCTATAAATTTATCTGAATAAGGAAAACAAATATGTATAACATCATACTCAAAAGAATTAGAATAACCTCCTAACATTTTATCCATTATTTCTCCTCCTAAGATATTATGTAAAGCTCTTCCTACTTCGCCTTCACCTATTATAATTGATTTCATGATAAAAATTTTATTATTTCTTTTGTAATATTTTTACTTGTATCTGGTTTATAATAAATATTTGAAGGAAGCTTCTTAGCTTTTACTTGCATTTTAAAAACATCTCTTATTCTTTCTTTATTATATGGAACATTAATTACATTTTCTGGAACTAATCTATTTTTTTGTCTATTTCCAATATTTACTACTGGTGTTCCGAATATTGATGCTTCTTTTAAAAAGGAAGAACTATTTCCAACAAGACATTTTGCATGAGCCATTAAATCAATATAAGATTCTGGTGTATATTCTTCTTGCCCATAAGAAGTTCCATTATCTTTATTTGATTTTATTACAATGACATCTTCTCCATGTTCTTCTCTAACTATATTCTCAACAATTTCAGGATCTTCATTTTCCATAGGATGATAACATATTACTACAAAATTGTTATAATGATATGCATTATTGTTAACGCTCTTTGCATACTCAACATCTAAACTTCCAAAATTAAATGTTAAATCTGGATCTGTTCCCATTTCTATTAATCTTTTATAACTTTCTTTATTTGTTGCAAAGTGTATATCTGAAAGAGCTGTAATTGCTTTTCTTACTTTATTATCAATCGCTCCTGAAATATCTCCACCTTCAATATGAGCCATTGGTATTCCTCTATATGAAGTTAACATCGCAATAGGTAATACTTCATATCTGTCTCCTCTTACTATTACTAAATCATATTCTTTTCTTCCTAATACTTTTCTAAAGTAATTTGCTATATCAGCGACATTATTAAGTATAAAATTATACTTTACAGGATATTCAACAATATCTAATTCAAAGTTATTTTTTAACTCTTTTAACAGGAGTTGCTGACGAGCTTTGTGGACACGATTAGTACAAGGGAAAAGTATTTTTTTATTCTTTTGATTGTTCATGATTTTCAAAATATAATGTTTGCTTTTTCATTGCCTCATATCTTGTATCTATAGCTTTAGCTGGAGAATTTAATCTTTCTAATAAAAAGAAATCTGATCCAGGTGAAGGAACTTTAACTACACAATAACAAGTATCAAAATATCTTTCTAGCAAATTAAGAGAACTTACTCTACCATCATAAATAACAAATGTTCCTGGTTTAATCTTTTCTTCTAAGGTTAATTTATGTATTGTTCCATTTGGTAATTCCACATAATTTCCTTGTTCATCTAAGAAAGGAGCAGGACCATCATTTACAATTAAGTCATACTCTTTATCAGGTAATGATTTATAAACTGAAAAATATTGATAAGGTATTTCCTTTGACACCCATAAAGTAACTTCTTCTTTTATAATATTTATATATTTCTTTAATTCCTCAGGAATCATTTCATTAGCTAATTTTATACATTTATCATATTGTTCCATACTATCAATAATTCCGTCTTCTACTCCTTTGTCTTTCCAAGCTAATGCAATAACAGCATCTGAATAACCTACTCCAGTTCCTAAAGAAAGAACTCTCTTTATATTATTTTCTTTTATAAATTTGTATAAATCTAATGCATTGTCATATCTCATTATCCAAGCTGATTCTGGATTTTGAGCATAGTGTCTATATAAAGTTTGAATATTCATGTTAGTTTACTTTTCTCACAACTCTATTTACTATTGGTTGTGGTTTTAATAATTTCCTAATTACTTGATCTCCAAACTTCTTTTTAGAACTTATGAAGTCTTGATAGTTTTGTAAATATCCATAAAGAATATTATTTCCATATCTTCCTTTATATTTCATTAGTTGACTATCTTTTCCATTTATTGTAATTTTTACTCCTCTTCCATTAGCTACACCTAACCAATACTCGACTCCTCCTCTTTCTTCTGTATATTCATGAGATCCTGCTTGATTAACTCCAAACAATTCTATTTCTTCAGGTTTTTGTAATAAAGCATAAGCTATCATGTAAGCTATTGTATTTGTAAAATAAGGTATTCCAAATTCTTTTACACTCTCTTCTAAAGGAAAAGCTTCTGACAAAGGAATTTCCTCATATTTAAAAGGAGCTACTAAAGGAATTCTTAATTGATTTATTTTATTAATTATTGTTCCTAAATTTTCTGATCCACTAACTACTCCTGGCTTTTCATCAAGTATATCCATTATGAAAAGTTTATCAGGATTAATTCCATACTTTTCTTTATGAACATAATCATTTAAGACATAAATTGTTTTTTCACTATTCTTTGGTGCTAATTGCCATCCTGACCCTGTAGCACATATCATTATTTTCTTTGGATTCTTTTTTATTGTAAAAGCCATGTTATTTAATAATTAATCCTTTTAAGAATTCTCTTTGATGCTCTTCTATTTCCTCTGGGATATAATCTGTGAAATAAGGTTCTATTTCAATTTCTTTTTTATTAAATTTATCAAATATTTTCTTTTCTTCTTTCATTACATTTTTTAATCCTTCTCTATCAAACTTATATCCTCTTTCATTTGTTGAATCTACTAATATCTCTTTTGTTTCTTTATCTTCTAAAGCATTATTAATTCTAACATCTAATATTTCTTCTCTTATTTCGTCAAAGATTAATTTTAAATTCTTTTCAAAGAATCTTTTATAAGCGTAAGCAAACTTAGTATTTTTTAAAGTTGGTATTTTATTATATAAACTAGCTACTACTTCGTCTACTTCTTTTAATTGTTCACAAGTTCTTTTCATTTTTTATTTATTATTAATTCTAAATTTATCCCAATACTTTTTTTCTTCTTGAAATGATTCTCCTTCATTTAATGCTAAATTGCATAAGTCGACCATTTGTTTGAATTCTTCAGGAAGAAGTGATACTTTATGATCAGGACCATAAGCATTTCTATCAAGAGTAAAATGCTTTTCAATTGCTTTAACTCCCATTCTTGTAGCTAATACAGGAACTTCAATTGACAAAGAATGATCTGAAAAACCAATCATATCTCCATACATAGTTTTAAAAAAAACTAATTGTTCTAAATCTATCTTATAAATTGGACAAGGATATAATGAAACACAATAATTTATAAATTCTATTTGATCTCCTAAAAAAGTTATAGCTTTGTTTACCTGTTCTGAATTAGACATTCCTGTTGAAATAATAGTAGGCTTTTTTGTACTTTTTAAATATTCTAATAAATCATAATCTACAATATCAGCTGAACTTACTTTCCATCTCTTTACTAAATGATTTACTTTCTCAGCTGCTAATTTAGACATAGGGGTTGTCATAAATTCTATTCCTTGTCTATCACATTCTTTTTTTATTTCTTCCCAAAATATTAAAGGAGTTATATTCTCATTATATTTAATCCATTCATATCTACTCTTATCTCTTTTCTTTTGTTCATCTTCAAACACATGAGTTTGAAACTTAGCTATTGTTGCTCCAGACTCTTTTGCTTTTTTAATTAACTCAAAAGCATTCTCTTTGTAAGATATTCCTATTCCTTCTTTATTAATAAAATTTTTACCAATGTCAGCTATGTATTCCATGATTACTTAGTTGCTTTTTTTAATAATTCATTCTCCAATAATATCCAATCCTCTTTTGTATTAAGATCAATTGACTCATCACATTCTAAAATCATTACATTATCTCCGTAAAAATTTCCTTTTTCTAAATTCTTTGTTTTAAATATATATATTCCTTGACTTGTTACATATGATTCAGGATATTCTTGTCTTCTTGTGATTCTATTTGAAATATGTCTATTATCAGCCATTCTTAATCCTAATGATGTTTTAATAATAACTTGCGCTGGATTATATTTCTCTGGTACTTTTTGTACTGTCATTAAAGAATCATAATTATCTAAGCTCTTAGTAAAAAATGATATTGCTGATTTTATAATTACTGTTTTTCTAAAAGGAACAGTTGGAGATAATAATACTACTACTTCAGGAATAGGTTCTACTTTATAAATTTCGCTCTTTAACACTTCATACATTGAAGTATTATCTTTTGCTAATTCTTTAGGTCTTAATAATGTTTCCGCTCCATATTCTTTTGCTATTTTTAAATATTGTTCTGAATCTGAACTAACAATTGTTCTTAGTCCTGTTTTTAAAGAAGCTTCAATAGTCCATGCAATCAAAGGTTTTCCTCCTAATTCTTTTATGTTTTTGTCTTTAATAGACTTTGAACCTGATCTTGCTGGAATAAATATTATCATACTCCTAATAATTTAAATAATAAATCCGAAACTAATTGAGCAATTATTTCTGTTATTAAAGCTAAAATAAAAATATATGTTATTATCTTTCTGTTAAATTTAATCTTCGGTCTAACAAATCCAATTTTATGACCACATTTTTTACAAATAATAGGTTTTGGTTTTGTTACTCTATTTGCAAAATTTTCAAAATCTTTTTTAATACTCATTTTTTAGTTTTAATAACCTTTTTGCAATAATCATTTCACTTTTTATTTTAGATTCTTTAGTTGTTCCTCCTAAGTGTGGAGTTGTTATTAGCTTTGGATGTTTAAATGAAAGTTCAAAATCAATCCAAGCTCCTGCTAATTTATTATTAAGTGCTTCTTTTAATAAATTATGATCTACTAACCAAGGTCTTGCAGAATTCAATAAGATTGACCCTTCTTTCATTTTTTCAAAATACTTTTTTTTAAAAAACCCTATATTTGTTTTATCTGCTGTGACATGAATTGAAACTATATCTGATTTTTCTAACAATTCGTCTAAAGATACTAAACTTCTTTTCTTTTCTTTATCATGATATAAAACATTCATTCCTAATCCTTTTGCGTAAATACTAAATTGTTTTCCTATTCTTCCATAACCAATAATTCCTAATGTTTTGTCTTTTATTTCTTCTTTCTTAAATATTCTTGTTAAATAAATCATCATTCCAAGACATAATTCTGCAACAGCTGTCAAGTCTTTTAATTCTTCATCTCTTAAAGAAATAATTTTTGGTGATTTAATATGCTCTATTCCTGTTGAATTACAAGCCACTATTTTTTTAGTCTTTATTCTTCCAAAATCATTTATGACAATTATATCAGCTTCTTTTCTATTTGTAATTTCAAAGTTCTTTTTATAAAAATCTAATGTTTCTTCATAAAAATTTTCTGATTTTCTCAAATAAATATTCATCCTAATTCTTTTATTACTTCACTAACACTTTGCTTTAATTTTTCTAACTTCCACTTCATTGTTCTATCTAACTCTTTTCCTTTCCATATCATATTCTCATAATGTTTTATGATTGAGACTACTTTTTCTGTTAGTCTCGTCTTTTCATCTTTTTTTATTTTAAGAATCATCTCAGGATATTCTTGTTGTATTTCTCTCATAAATTCAAATTCATTTCTTTTCAAATCAACAGTCATTCTTTTATAATTTTCTTCTTCTTGATTATCCAATCTTCTCCTTTCTTCATCAAACTTTTCATATTCTTCAATCTTTTCTTTATTATACCTTA